GCACTGGTAAGTTTGGGGCATCCGCACCACCTTTGCGCGTTGTTGGCAATGGGCGTTAAAAACTCAAGCGGCAAGCCGTTCGATGATTTGGACGCGGCAAAACTAAGGTTTAATCTATTCGCGCAGCGCTTAGTTGGTGAAAATGATACCTATACGATTTACAGCGAATGTGGTAAGCCTCTGACTGGCTTTGTTGCCTATAAGCCTGAATCTCAAAAAATCTTTGCTGTTGTTGGCTGGACAAGATGACACCAGAATACAGCACGGCTTGCCTAGATTGGGCTGACCGTATTCGCACAGGTAAATCAATCATACCTGCACCGATATTCCCTGATGAAGCAGCGGCGGCTGTGGCTGTTATGAAAGAATTGCGCATAGTTGACGCACCTGGCTCGCCTACGATGGGTGAAGCGTGCGCACCTTGGGTCTTTGACCTAGCTGGCGCAATCTTTGGTTCATACGATGCTGAATCAGGTAGACGGCTAATCAAAGAAGTATTCGTACTGGTTAGCAAAAAGAACAGTAAATCGACCATAGCCGGTGCAATCATGCTCACGGCATTGGTTAGGAACTGGCGACAGTCTGCACAGTTTGCAATTTTGTCTCCTACGGTAGAAGTTGCGACTAACTCATTTGCACCAGCAAGCGACATGGTTGCAAAGGACGATGAACTATCGGTTTTGATGCACACGCAAAGCCACGTTAAGACCATCACGCACCGCGAAAGCAACGCCACCATGAAAGTGTTGGCTGCTGATAGCAACACTGTTGGCGGCTTGAAAGCAGTAGGCGTGCTGGTTGACGAATTGCACTTGTTTGGGAAGATCAGTTCAGCGGAAAATATGTTTCGCGAAGCCTTTGGTGGCTTGGCATCACGTCCCGAAGGCTTCATTATTTACCTGACTACCCAGTCAGACGAACCACCCGCTGGTGTGTTTAAGCAGAAATTGGAATATGCCCGTAATGTTCGTGATGGAAAAATTGTAGACCCTGCATTTCTTCCTGTAATTTTCGAACATCCCGACGACATGGTGGCATCAGGCGAATGCTTGAAGCTAGAAAACATGTGGATGACCAACCCGAATATGGGTTTTTCAGTTGACCAACAGTTTTTAGAGCGCGAGTTTCAAAAGGCAAATCTAGCTGGCGGCGATTCGTTTCGCGGATTCATGGCGAAGCACGGCAACGTAGAAATCGGCTTAAACCTACGTTCTGACCGCTGGGCAGGTGCTGACTTTTGGGAGCAGCAAGGCACAGTCAAAGGCTTAACCCTTGAACAACTGCTAGACCGCTCCGAGGTGGTCGATATTGGTATCGACGGCGGTGGCCTTGACGACTTACTAGGCTTGGCAGTCATTGGGCGCGATAAAGATACACGGGAATGGCTGCTATGGACGCACGCATGGGCGCATCCAAGCGTATTAGAACGGCGCAAATCCGAGGCCGCACGCTTCAAAGACTTTGAAAAAGACGGCAATCTAACACTGGTTCGCGTTATTGGCGACGATGTAAACGAAGTCGCAGCTATCTGCGCACAGTGCGAAGACGCTGGCTTACTGGACAAAATCGGCGCTGACCCGGCTGGACTGGGTGGCATCTTAGAGGCTTTGGTAGCCGCTGAAATTCCCGAAGAGCGGATTATCGGCATCTCTCAGGGTTGGAAAATGACCGGCGCAATCAAGACCGCTGAACGCAAACTAGCAGAGGGCGTGCTGATTCATGGCAATCAACCACTGATGAACTGGTGCGTCGGCAATGCCAAGGTCGAACCACGCGGTAATGCGGTGATTATCACCAAGCAAGCCGCTGGCACGGCCAAGATCGACCCATTGATGGCGACATTTAACGCGATAACGCTGATGTCGCTTAACCCTGTCAACGAAACAAAAATTACACAAGGCTTTGTAGAACTTTGACTAATATTAACTTGGAAGCTAAACGCCACGACTCCCGCGTGCTTACCGAGTGGGCACAGTCACGTCCAAACGCCTCGATTCATAAAGGCCTAGCAGTTAGCAATATCACCTATTCCGATAGCGTGATGGATGCTTTCGGCGTGGCCTCTAGCGGTGTTACCGTGTCGGCCACGAGTGCTATGCGCGTCTCTGCTGTTGCCGCGTGTGTGGCAAAGATCAGCGGCGCTATTGTTAGCATGCCTTTGCACGTCTACCGCTTGAAAAATGATATTCCTGAACGCTTGCCACGCGATGCGCTCTGGTATTTGTTGAACGAACAATGCAGCCCGCAATACACAGCCGCATCGATGTGGGAAGGTGTCAGCATGGCGCAATTGTTGCGCGGCGATGCTTACGCACTTATCAAACGTGGCATCAATGGCAGCTTCCGCGAGATATTGCCACTCCCTTGGGGCAGTGTGTCACCACAAAGAACGCTTGAAGGCGTGCGCTATTACGTCAACCTGCCAAGCCACGGCATCACCACATGGTTCGACCCGAGCGATATTCTGCACTTCCCCGGCTTGGGTTTTGATGATGCAACCATGCAGTCAATGTCCGTCATTCAATACGGGGCACGAAACGCTATCGGTAACTCGATTGCAATGGATACTTACTCAGGCAAGTTCTTTGAAAATGGCGCACATCCATCTATCATTTTGAACTCGGACAAGGTAATGAGTCCAGCACAAATAGCCACATTGCAAAATGCATTCACGGCTAAATACGCGGGCATGGAAAACGCTCACCGCTTGCCTTTGGTGCTGACCGAAGGCGTGACCGCTAAAGAGATCAGTCTTAGTGCTGACGATGCGCAGCTTTTAGAAGCGCGAAAATTCCAAGTCTTAGACGTAGCTCGTGCCTTTGGTGTGCCGGGCTTCCTGATTAACGAATCAACCGGCGCGACTAGCTGGGGTTCTGGTATCGAATCAATCGGTCGGTCATTCGTTCAATACACGTTACAGCCTTGGCTTCGCAAAATTGAGCAAGAAATCAATCGCAAATTATTCCCGCGCGATACAGGTCGATTTGTGGAGTTTTACCGCGATGCACTGATTGAAGGCGACAGTGCAGCACAGGCCGCATATTTCCGTTCTGCCCTTGGTGGCCCCGGCATCGGTGATGGTTACATGACTCAAGACGAAGTACGCAAAGTAAAACGATTACCGCCTGTAGAAGGTGGAAGTGAACTCTACCGCGCCCCGCGTGATGTGGCAAAACCAACGGAAACACCCGCATGAACAAAATCTATCAATTGCATTTAGCCAACCAAGGTCGCGCACAACAGCCGGTCAACTTGGTTAAAAATGACGATTCATCCAGCCTCTACATTTACGACATTATCAGCGCCGACTGGGGTGTAAGCGCCTTATCGGTGATTGACGCAATCGCACAGGCTGGCAATTCAAAGACCTTGAACATTCACATCAATAGCCCCGGCGGTGATGTGTTTGAAGGCCGCGCAATCATGGCGGCTTTGTCCCGATTTAAGGGTAAAACAGTCGCTCACATTGATTCACTTTGTGCCAGCGCTGCTACATCAATCGCACTAGCTTGCAATGAAGTTGTCATGTCAGACGGCGCATTTTTCATGATCCACAACGCATCAGGCATGGCATGGGGAGACAAAACCGCCTTACGTGATACGGCTGATTTGCTGGAAAAGATAGAAGGCGCGATTGTGACCGACTACACCAACAAAACAGGCAAAGACGCTGCTGAAATAGTAGCTTGGATGGATGCTGAAACATGGTTCGACGCTAAAGAAGCTCTAGCAAACGGGTTTATTGACCGTATTGCTGACGCTAAAGCAGCCTCTAACGCTTGGAACTTATCCACCTATGCCAATGCTCCGACAGCCTTATTAAAAGAGCCAGTCGCAGAACTTCCACCAGAGCAACCACCAGAACCATCTATGACAACAGCCAATGCCAACAAGCTAAGGCTAACACTTCTGTAACGCTTCTCGCGCTACGAACCGCAGGCAGTCGGTCACTGCCAATCCAAGGACTCTAACGAGTCCTTTTTTTATGGAAAATTTTTATGCAAAATATTCAAGCACTGCGCGAGAAGATTGAAAACCTCGCAAACCAAGCCAACCACTTGATTGCCGAAAAAGGCTCTGCAAGTTGGACGAGCGAGGAGCAATCCAAGTTCGACAACTTCGCAACCGAAATCGCTGCTGCAAAGCAAGGCATTTCAAACATTGAAAAAATGCGCGAATTAGAAGCGCAAAACTTCTTCAAAGCTGGCGGCAAACCTGCTGACGGCGGCGATATGACCATTAGCAACTTGGAAGCTGTTGCACTGTATTTGCGCAACGGTAGCAATGTTACCGCTGAGCAGGCTATTGCAATCCGCAATGCCATGTCCACCACGACTACGACAGAGGGTGGCTATACCGTACCGTCTGAGATCGCCTCTATGGTGATTGACAAGCTCAAAGCCTTTGGCGGCATGCGTGAAGTATCAACCGTGTTGACGACCTCTACTGGCGTAGCGATGAACTGGCCTACTTCTGACGGCACAGCCGACATGGGCGCAATTGTTGGTCAAAACACCGTGGTAAACAGCGCTGACATTACCTTTGGTACTGTTGGCTTGAACACGTTCTACTACACATCCAACCAGATTGCGTTACCGCTTGAATTGATTCAAGACAGCGCAATCGACGTGGTGGCTTATGTAGTTGACCGTTTGGCTACACGTATCGCACGCAAGCAAAACCTCGACTTCACTATTGGCGCTGGTACGACATTGCCTGATGGCGTGATTCCTCGCGCTGGTGTTGGTAAGACTGGTACTACCGGCCAAACCTTGACGGTTGTTTATGACGACTTGATCGACTTGAAGCACTCTATCA